GCATCGGGCGAGGCGAGAAAGAATGACAAGAACGCCCCGATAGGGGCTCACAAGCAAAGCTCGTGGGCTCTTATCGGATGCGCTTTTGCATCTAAAACCTGGAGATAATATGTTTAATCTTTTGAAAGAGTTTTTTGCCGCTCGTCGTTTTGTTTCTCAGCATGGCAATAGGTTTTTGACCGTTTACCATGAGGGAAAGCATTACAATGGACAGGTGGCTCGAATTGGGCTTTTGTCTGTTACCATTCGCAAAGCTCGCCCTAGTGCAGACCGCTATGTAACAGTGGGACATAGCAAAGTTGTAAAGGTACACCGAGACCACATGCGTTTGCGTGTTAAACAAGAGAAGCAAGCAATTGCAATTTAAGCAGACTTCTATGTAAGGGCATTGTCATAGTGCCCTTGCGTGGCAATTTTGCCTAGCACAATGGAGCTTTTATGAGTGACAAAGCTTTTGTAACATGTTGTCTGTTAATCCTTGGAGCATGGCTCTTAATGGAGGCTTTAAATGTTGTCTAACACATCCAAGCTTGGCTGTAAAAGCTGGAGCTTGCAAGCCATAGAAACCTGCCCTGGTTCTGTTGGAGCTAATGGGCAGCTTGTTGAGGTTTGTCAAGGCTGTTATGCCACGACAGGCAACTATAGGTTTTCCAATGTCAAGCGTGTTCGTTCTGTTAACAAAGAGGAATGGAAGCTCACGAGCTGGACACACACAATGATTGATTTGCTCAAGCACGAGAGCCATTTCCGATGGTTTGACAGCGGAGACCTTTATTCCCTAGAGCTTGCAGAGAAGGTGTATGATGTTTGCAAAGCAACCCCGTGGTGCAAGCATTGGATTCCTACAAGGATGCATAAGTTTGTCAAGTTTCAAGAGGTGTTAGAGAGGTTGAATGCCCTTGACAATGTTGTTGTCCGGTATAGTGGAGACAACATTGATGAAACACCAAAGGGAAAGTGGGTGTCTCTTGTCATCAAGCCACACACAAAGCCCGACATGGCATATGTTTGTCCCGCCTACCAGCAGGAAGGCAAATGCAATGGGTGTAGGGAGTGTTGGAGCAAGCAAGCTAGGAGCATTGCCTATCCAGCACATGGAAGGAAGATGATTAAAATTGTAACTATCAACCACAAGGAGCAGACATGAGCAAATATGCAGAGACAAACAAACTAAAGAAGGGCACTAGAGTGGTTCTTCGCAATGGGTGGGAAGCCATCATTGAAGACAATAAGCGTGGTGCAATTCGTATGGCAACAGTGTTTGGTACATATACAGAGATGGGGAGCATATATGCCCATGACATTGCAGGGTATAAAGAGGGAGAGTTTTGGGTGAAGCTTCCATACATTGGAGAGAATTTTCTGGAGCTCTTAATGAGGGAGGCAGCATGACTATGCTAGTAGGTGGAGCAGTGGAAAACTTTCGTTTGCTTGCCCTTAGACAAGCCTTGAAGCTGGAAATTTATGGGATGCATAAGAGGGGGCGCAGTGCCTATTCCATCCTCAAGGAGATGGGTTTTAAGGGCTCTAAAGAAGAAATTTTTAAGCAGCTATCAGACATTCGTGAGGAGTTTTTAGGATGAAAACATATAGAGTGTATGCTGTAAGAGAATCTTATGAGTATTGGGAAGGTGATGCTCTCAATGAAGAAGACGCTCGTAAAAAAGCAGATGATGAATATGAACAGGGAGCATGGAAAGAAACGAATACTTTAGACTGGCGTATAGTGGATGTCGAATATGTAGGAGAAGACTGATATGAAAGTGTTTGTCTATTTCAATTTACACAAGAAGCTTTTCTCTGTTAGAGCTTTGGAAGGCAAGAGCAAAGGCAAGGTTGTTGCACATTTGCCTAGCTTGTGGCTTGACACGCCTGAGTTTAAGGTGAGCAAGGCAGGCAGACAGCGTGTGCTTAGGGAGCAGGTGAAGAATGTCCATGCTGGTGTGGCTGGCTATTGGGAGGATGAAAGCTCCCTCTATTTAGCAGGCTTGACATGGCATAAAATAAGGTATAATCCCTACTTGTTTGATAGTTTTGTAGACCATACAGAAAAGCCTATATGGTTTGCAGATGTAGCTAGGCTGTGTGTTAACAATAACAAGCCTATTCTTGAAGCTGGTGTTTATGAAGGAGCATATGATGGGTCTTGATATGTACTTGAAAGGAAAACGCTTCATGTGGTACAAGGAGCGTGAGGACGAAGCTTGGCAAGAGCTTGACAAATACACCAAAGGTAGGAAAGTGTCTCTCATAGAGCTAGAGCTTGGCTATTGGAGGAAAGCCAATGCCATACATGGCTGGTTTGTACGCAATGTGCAGGGAAATGTAGACAACTGTGACGAATATGTTGTTAAATACAGCGATCTTGTTAAGCTCAGAGATGTGTGCTTTGAAGCTTTGGCTAACAAAAATCCAGAGCTTCTCCCACCAACAGAGGGCTTTTTCTATGGTAGCTCAGCAGTGGACGAGTGGTACTGGGGAGAAATTGACAGCACCTATGAGATGATGAAAGACCTCTGTCAAGATGAGGACATCATCAATGGTGTGGTTGATGTGTTCTATCAGAGCTCATGGTAACTAGCGAGTAACCGCATGAGCAACTGGTGGTTCTTAGTGTTGTTCATTGTCTACATTATATGCTTGACAATGTGATAAAAAGTGGATATAATTACTTATAAGTACATAAGAGTAGATGCTTATAATAGTAATAATACATATAAGGAATACATATGAGATGTGTTTGTTGTAATGAAAGGCTTTCAGACTTTGAAGCCACACGCAAGAGCTCCTACTCAGGAGAATACTTGGATATGTGCAATGTTTGTTTTAACACCATAAAGGATGTTGTCGATGTTGAAGAACGAAGCGACTTACGACATGAGAGTGATGAAGCAGGAGAGGATGATGAGTGACGAATACCCCACACGAGAGGAATATTTTGTACACTTCTCTGTCCTAGATGCTGTTGAGAGTGCCAAGATGGTTGGATATGGGGAGTTCATCAGATGTTTTAACAGGGAGTGGCGCAGAGAGCACCCAGAAATAGACTACCTATACCAAGAGGAAGAAAAATAATGGCTTTTGTTAAAACCCACCTCCCATGCACAGCTTGTGAGAGCTCAGATGGCCTGTCCCTTAACGAGGATGGAAGCACCAAATGCTTTGCTTGTGATGCCTACACACCGCCTGTTTCCACCCACATGGCTACCACCCCCTCACCCACCAAAAAAGAAACGCCTGTAGAGGCTATAAATGCCCTTGCTGCGGCTTATTTAGCCCTACCAACCCCAAGCATTGGCTCTAGACGCATAACAATGTCCACCTGTGACCACTTTGGGGTGGTTGCTGATGGTACAAAAGCTGTGTGGTTTCCCTACCACAACCAGCAAGGCAAGATTGTTGCTGTCAAGAAACGCATGGTGGCAGAGAAGAAGTTTTTTATTGAGGGAGATTGGAAAGAGACAGGCTTGTTTGGACAGAACAAGTTCACCAAGGGAGGCAAGTATGTCACCATTGTGGAGGGGGAGTATGATGCTCTGGCTGTCTTCCAAATGCTTGGCAGCAAGTGGCCTGTTGTCTCCATCAAGAGTGGTGCAGCAGGGGCTGTCAAAGATTGCAAGGCTGCTTACGAGTGGCTCAACAGCTTTGAGAACATTGTGGTTTGCTTTGACAGTGATGAGCCCGGACAGCAAGCTTCCTCTCAGGTGGCTGCTTTGTTTGGCTCCAAGGCAAAGGTGTTCAAGCCCACTGAGGGCTTTAAGGATGGGTGTGATTGGCTCTTAGCTGGTAAGGAGAAGGAATTCATTGACCGCTGGTGGGCAGCAGAGAGGTATATGCCTGATGGCATTGTTGCTGGCTCCTCCCTGTGGGAAGATGTTAGTCGCCCTCTTGACAAGGCTGAGGTGGCCTACCCATTTATGGGGCTGAACAAGCTCACCTATGGCATACGCAAGGGAGAACTTGTCACTGTCACAGCAGGCTCAGGGCTAGGCAAGAGTCAGTTCTTGAGGGAAATTATCTGGAACATCTTGTGCAAGACAGAGGAGAACATTGGCTTGATGTTCCTTGAGGAGAGTGTGCGTAAAACTGGCTTGAGCTTGATGAGCCTTGCTGCTAACAAGCCTTTGCATTTGCCAGATGTAGAGGCAACAGAACAGGAAAAGAGAGATGCTTTTGATGCTACACTTGGCACTGACCGTGTGTATATGTTTGACCATTTTGGTTCCACCAACATTGAAAACATTGTCAGTCGCACTGAAGAGTTTGCTCGTGCTTTTGGTTGTGGCTATGTGTTCCTTGATCACGTTTCAATTGTTGTTTCAGCCCAGAGTAATGGAGATGAGCGAAAAGCTTTGGATAGTGTGATGACTTCCTTGCGTACATTGGTGCAGAATACAGGCATCAGCCTCATCATTGTCTCCCACCTCAAGCGCCCTGAAAGCAAGGGACATGAGGAGGGGGCTGTCACTAGCCTTGCCCAGCTTAGGGGAAGTGGAGCCATTGCTCAGCTTAGTGACATGGTGATTGGTCTTGAGCGCAATGGACAGGCAGAGGATGAGACAGAGCGTAACACCACCAAGGTGAGGGTGTTAAAGAACAGGTTTAGTGGCTTGACAGGGCCAGCTTGTTCTCTGTTATACTCTAGGGAAACTGGTAGAATGTCTGAGCTTGAGGAGGAAAAGCTATGAGCAAGTGTCTATGTTTTTTTGAGGCGCATGGTATGCCAGATAAATGTAAAGAAAAATGTTTTTTAGATGCGTGGACAGAGATGAATAAAGATAAGCTTTTATCACGGCCACGGGATTTTGATGAAAGACGGGTTATTCTAGTTCCTCCTAAAATTAAAGAGGAAAAGCTGTGAGCAAATGTAAACATTGTATGTTCCCTGAGAAATGCTCATTGAATTGGGAGTTTGGTGAGTGTTATTATTACGAGTGGCTTGAACTGAAGAGGGACGAGCTACGAGATGAATATGCTGTAGGGTTTGATAGCCCACCTGATGGAGATGAAGATGTTAGTTGACATAGATGATGAGCAGGTTCCTAAAATTGTTGCTGCTTCTTTGAAGGATAGCGTACACACCTTGGGGATGTATTTGGAACAGCACAAGAAGAAAACTCCAGGGTGGGTGGCTGTCTTTTCTACAGACAAGAAGGAAGACATCAAGCAAATTAAAGAGATGCGAGAGGCACTAACTCTTGCTTTGTCATGGTATTCAACAGGAGAAGATGAATGACTACATCAGAGGTGGTTTTAATTCAAGAGAATGAGGACGGTAGTGCTGTCCTCCAGTTTAATTTTTCTAAGGAAGAGCTTGATGCACTTACACGCTATGGCATTGTCACTGCTATAATGAATGGCGTTAAAGAAGCTGAGAAGCTACACCCAAATTATGGCGAAGAAGAAAAAAAAGAAGAGGCGTAACCCTGTTGTTCTTGCCTTGTTATCAAGGCCAAAGAGAAACGCAGGGAAACATAGGAACAGAAAGAAAGAAGCAAAGGAAAAAGAAATATGAGTGGCTGGCTTATTGCGGCAATAGGAGTGGTGTATGCTGTTGTTGCTCTTGATCTTATACGTAGTGGGAACATTGGCTTGGGGATTGCTTTTGTTGGCTATTCTATTGGCAATGTTGGACTCACGATGGAGGCAATGAAATGACACCATAGATTTATGATGGACTTTTAGATCAGCTTAACAAGCTAACGGCGCAGGTAAAAGACTTGATTGCAGAGAATGGTGAGGTGTTTGAAGAAGATGGTATTGTTGAGCGCATCATTGATAATGACAGCGATGACAGCTATGTTCTAAAAGCAGGCGGTGGTTATACTCCTGGGGTTGATACGCTGTGCGAAATCACAGACACAGGTAACGGATACATTGCGTACTTCCCATCATATAGTAGTACCATGCAAGATAACTATATCTGTATGGACTATAGCGAAGCAGACTACCTACGTAAACTGCTGGCGTATATTCACAAAAGGACAAGCAAATGACACCAGAAGACGAAGAGTTCAACCGCATAGAGATGGAATCCCGCATCAAGCAGGAATATGTGCGAGACATTAATAAGCGGATGGAGTTGTATCCCAAACACACCATGCATGAACTCGTGGAAGAACTAGCTCTTGCCCGTGTGCTGATACGCGAGTTGGGTGACCGACTGGCTAAGTTGGAGAAGACAGAGCAAAACTCTGTTGTGTGCTGTCAGCAATACGATACTTGCTTACAGCCCTGCACACCAAGAGGTGAACATCTTGCACGGCGCACATGGGTTGGGCTGACGGATGAGGAAATATGGGCAGAAGGCGCTGACAATGTTATTGACCTAGCGTTTGCTAGAGACATCGAAGCCAAACTCAAGGAGAAGAACACATGACAAACGAATTCAACCCTGATTGGATGTGCGTATGTGGCGACCTGACTACGCTAGGGATTGTCCACCGCAAGGACGGCCCCTGCTATTACCCAGACAAGCGTGAGTGGGTTGGATTGACAATTGAAGCAATGAAGGTATAATATATGGACAACTATTTATTGGAACAATATATGCACAACTTAGTGAAGGCTAATGAAGAAGACCACCCAGATGTGGAAGAAACATTAGAGAAACGGGCTGAGAAATATGGAGACTATCGTGATGTAGCAGGTGTGTCACAAGACATCAAAACTGTCTTTGTACGCAGCAAGAATTGGTATAAGATGGAGCCATTCATGCAGGAGAGCTTGCACATGATTGCCAATAAGCTTGGGCGCATCTTGTCTGGTGACTTCTATTATGACGATTCGTGGCATGACATCTCTGGGTATGCCACTCTTGTGGTGAAACAGTTGGAGAAAAAGTGAACCTCTATCTCGACATCGAGACAAACAAAAAACATGACAAGATATGGTGTTGCTACACTTGGGATGAGAAGAATGGAATGGTATGTCATACAGAAGCAAGTACACTAACTACATTAGTAGAAAAATCAGACAAAGTGATAGGACACAACTTAATCGGATTCGATGGAGTGGTGCTAAGAACTTGCTGGGGAGTGAGGATTTCAGCGAAGAAAGCGATAGATACATTGATACTGTCAAGGCTTTACAATCCAAGCTTAGAGGGAGGTCACAGTTTAGAGGCATGGGGGAAGAGGCTTGGGAACAAAAAGATTGACTACCCACAAGTGTTCTTTGACAAGTATGCACAAGACGGGTTACTACCTAGTAACCTAGATTGTTGGGACACCCCAGACCTAGAGCTTCTCTTTCCCTATTGTGAGCAGGATGTTTCTTTGTTAGTTGATCTGCACAAACACCTCATTGGTTTGTTAAAAGACTTCTCTCTCAAGAGCATAGAGCTTGAACATGAGGTGGCAATTGTTGTTCAGAAACAAAAGGAGCATGGCTTTAGGCTTGACATACCCAAGGCTCAGGGCTTACTTGCTGAGCTACAAGGAAAGATGGGAGACATTGAGAGCCAGCTACAGAAAGTGTTTCCTCCCATCATTGAGAAGCGAGTGTCTGAGAAAACAGGCAAGCCTCTCAAGGAC